GTCGTAAGAGACTTGCCCGTCTTCTACTTTACCATTGCTGTTAAAGCGGGTGCAAAGATACATAAATTATTTATTTCTGGCAAAGAGAAATCAAAACTTTTTCTGTTTTTAACAAAAAAACACAAAATCCTTTGTTTATAAGGGTTCTACGCATTGTCATTACGTTTGGTCATTATTGTAGATTGCAAATATACTGCTTTTTTGTGATACTACTATAATTCTAAGGAAAATATTACATATATGAAACAACCTCCTAGACCTTAAAATAACGGCTCTAGGAGGCTTTTTAGGTTTTGAAAAAATACATCTCGTGGAAAAGTCGGGGGGCGGTGGTTTCAGCGCATCATCGGTTAAAATTTTACCCCATACCCCTATTTGGTTCTTATTTCTAATTTTCCAATTACAGATAAGTCTTTACACTCTCCTATAAAACATTCATCTTCTATAGATATATGCTTTGGCTTTCCCTTTAAGTTATTATTATTAATATATCTACTTATTTCTTCGGATAAAATGGTTTCTACTCTTAAATTATTTGGCTTAGTTTCTCCATCTAACTTTATTTCCATAGCAGCATTAAAAGTATAACTTTCCTCACCAATGTTAAAATTAATTTTGGTCATTGTTATTAATAGTTTAATTTACTCTGTATCCTATCCTTCCTACTTACAGAGTATTATTAACAAGGATAATAAGTCCGTATAATCTTTGTTTACTTATTGATAATAGATATTACTTCATCTTTGGTTTTAGCTTTACTAATCTCCTTTATTTGTTCTTCTGTTAGATTTCTTAGCTTATCATTGCCTAACTCTAAAGCTGCTTGAATAAGGTAACGTTTCTTAATTACTGTATCTTTAAATTGCTTATTAGTTATATCTAAAAATTCTTTAGCTCTATCTAAATCTAATCCATTTGGATTAAGTGCTTTATCTTCATAGGCTCTTTTTAAGTCTGCACTCTTTAGTTTATCAGCTTTACCATACATTATAAGGCTTATAGTACTAGCCTTAAATCCTCTCTTTACTAATTTTCCAGCTAGCTTGGTAGCTTCGTCTGTACTATCCATTGATGCACCAACTAAGTAATCATTTGTTTGCCAAGTCTTAGCAGCATAGTTAGCAGCACCTAAGATATTATTAATAGAATCGTCTACAGTACATTCCATAAATAGTAACTTATCATCCTCTACAGTAGGAGTATCTGTATCTCTTAGTAACTCTTTTCCACTATCAGATACTTTAATAGTCTTTCTACTTGCTATAAATCTATGCTGTCCGTCAACAATAACTACATAATTTTCTGGATTATTTATATTCTCTCCAGTGATAGCATCTACCATTTTTAAACCTTCATTCTTAGCTTTCTCTCCAGATACATAGATGATAGGAGAAATGTTAGTGTGAAACTGTTGGTAAGTCTTACAAATGCTTTTTAGGTTAGCTTTGTTTAGGTTTCTATTGTTTGCTACAAAAGCTATTTCTTTACCATTTTTCTTTAACTCTGAATATGTAATTATATTCTTCATATTAATAATCCTCCTAAGCCAGATTTATTATAACTCCTCTGATGTGGCTTTGGTGGTCGTATTAAGCACCAGATTTGCTTTATTTCGGCTGCAAAGATATAACAGTTATTTATGATAGAAAAGAATATTAATTAATAGACTATGGGGTAAAAAATGACAAAAAAATAACACCCTAAAAATAGAGTGTTATAATGTAGTTACCAATAAATACTATTAAGCGTTGGTATTTTTATATTCTTATATCTACTTAGAAGATTCTTTAAATGGTTTAGTTTATCACCATTATCTTTATATTCCGTTATAAATTTAATATCATCAGAGATACTAAGTACATATATTATTTTAGATATTAAGAAGGATTTATCTTTAGATACTCTAGCTCCTTTTTTAGCTACTAAGGGTTTTAGAAACATACTAAGATACTTATTAAATAGATATATCTGATATATTAATGGTAGGCTGGTAGTTGCATTTATATCTAATGTTGATTTATCTAAAATGTTATTATACTTCTCCATAAAAATAGTTATAGCTGCATTTATATATATTAAAGTTGTCTTATCGGTAATAACAACCTTTTTGCCACCTTCTACTTTAAAGGAAAGTTCCCCACCTTTTTCAGCTGATAATATACTGTCATATTTTATCATTATCTTCATTTTATTTAATTCATCTAACAAATTAGATAGTTCTTCCCTATGTGTTGGATTAGTCTTTATAGCATTTGTTGTCTGTCCTTTTACATAGTCTTTAAGGAATAAACAGAGATACCAGAATTTGTTAGAATCTAAGCCAAAAGCATCTAAAGTAGATTGTATTTCTAGTTTATCATCTAAGTATTTATCAAAGCCAATAGGCTTTATCATTCCTTTTACATATCTAATACCAAATAAATCTGGCATATTAGACTCATAAAAGCCCTCTCCGTCATAAGTGGGAAACACTTTATTAGCAAAGTCCACTACATACTCCAGTAATGGCTCATCATAATAATCTTCTCTACTTTGAATATCCATAGGGACAAAGATACTAAAAAAGGCTGATACACAAAGTACCAGCCTAATTTTTATTCTATAGTTATAATAATATCTTTCTATCCTTCTATTTTCTTTAACAATCTCTCTAATGTTTCTTTACTGTCAAATACACCACCTTTAAAAGTATTCTTTCCTACTAATATACAACCTTCTGTATCTTTAGGAAAGTTACCCTAATGGATTCTTATACCGTCAAATCCTTTAACCCCTACTATTAATGGTAATATTCTTTTAAATCTAGAGCTATAAGTAAGTTCTACTTTATAAGTTCCAGTAGGTATAGCAGTCTTACTAAATATCTTTTTAGCTTTAATATATAGTAAACTCTAACTATCACTTAATCCTCTATCAGTATCTTCTAATGTATTGCAGAAAAACTATCCATCTATATATAGATTACCTATAGTGTAATCATTCATTTTTGACGTTCTCTTTACTACTATTCTCATTTGATATTTTATGTAAAGCATCAGTAAGTACATCTATAATCTTATTATCAGCTTTTGTTTCAAACTCTCCTATCTTACTTTTAAAGTAAATACTCACTCCAAAGATACCACCAGCAGTAATAAAAGCCTAAGCTATGTATATTAATACTCCAGTGGCTATATTAAAAGCATTAAGGAAAAAGGATAGAAAAGCAATAGCTATACCACTAATCACTAGTAATATTGCCATACTATACTATATTTTATCCTTAATGCCTAAAGTCTACCATTTATCCATTAATTATATAGAAATTTTACCTAAGTTTACATATTTCCAGACTAAGCACTCCTAAGTACTTTTCTTCTCTATTCCTATTTCACACTTTAATACTAAGAATTGTCCAGATTTTATATCTATGTATGATGTATAAGAGAGTGGCATACCAGCAATATCCCCATAAATACTAATGGTATTAGCTTGATATTTAGGGTTTATCTTATTATAAATATAAAAGTAGTTACCAGCAAATCCTCTACATATCTCATTCCATTCAGATTTTTTTAAGCCTAAACTCATACCTCCCATAAAAGCATCACCATCTACTGTACTAATAAACATCTAAGGTAATGATAAATTTTGCTAAGGTAGGTATGTTCTAGTTTCTCCTACTGGCTCTTCATTATTACCTATCTATATTCTAGGCATTAATCTATCTAATCTAAGTCCGCTATAACTACCTTTCTATATATAATAATCAAAGTTTTCTTTAGTGATTATTGTTTTTCCATAAGATACACACCCCTAAAATCTAGCACTTCCACTACCTATTAAATTACCTTTAGAATCAATTTCAAAGGTAGGCTATCCAGATTCATTAATGACTTTAAAGTTATTAGATGTAGCTACTATCTATCCATCTTTAAGATTAATACCAGTTGTTTTTAATTTGTCTGCAACATTATTTGTTACTTCTAATTTGATATTATTAGCCGTCTATGAAATCTCTGTTTTTGTGGTATATGTTGACGGTATTTTATCCACTGTAGTTTTAATACTAGTAACAGTAGAATTTATACTATCTGCTTTCTAATTTAATGTAGAATAGTTGTTAGTTATCTACTTTACATTATTTGCTATCTTAGTTTCATTAGCTGTTATTCTGCTTTTGATACTGGCTACTTCTTTATCTGTAGCCTATTTAATTTCAAATGTAGCAGATGGAATTAATGTTACTGGTATTGTATAGCTTTCTATAAGTTTACTATTTTCACCAAATGTTATTTCAATGTGTGTAAGTGGGTCATTATCCTAACTTTCATAGGAGGCATCATTATCCATATAGCGAAAAGTTCCATCAGAATTAATAGTAATATCAAAATCTATATCAGAATGTTTTATCATTCCCTATATAGCATATTTTGTAGGGTTGGCTACTGCTTTTATATTATTTCCAGTAACCTATATAATCCTTCCACTAATATTAATATGTAGATGCTCATTATTATCTACATACGCTTCCTATGTGTAAAACTATAGCTTAACAAATTCAGCATCTTTACCAGCAGCCCCAGTATCTCCTTTTTCTAATATAGATATGGTTATTTGTCCTCTTGCTATATTAATCATATTATTAAATTTAAATGGAGTAGGTTTTTATACCTACTCCAAATTATTATTTACTCAAAGTTACTATATATGTAGCTTTTACTGCTACTTCTGCTTTAGTTACTGTAAGAGTTCTACCAGTCTTTGTACCGCTTGTACCCCAGCTATTATCTAAAGCACCATCTTTATTATATTTCTACCAAGTGCAAGTTAATCCAGTGAAAAAACTATCTGGTAAAAGATTTCCATTTTGCCATACATTAACCTTTAATGTAGTAGATGTATTACCACTAGTAAGAGTAGTTCCAGCTGGTGCTTCTATATCTACTGAATATGGGTCACTCATATCAGCAAATGATATAATATCTGCTACTGATGTATCTTTAGTACCACTAGAAGGGTCTGTATCAGTAATAATACATTTATAACTAGCAAAGTTTAAAACAGCATCAGCTGGTATAGTAATCTCATTTGTATTAAAGTTAGTAATACCATTAGCATTAGCTGTAGTAATATCTTTCCAAGTACCATCCAGTACCTACCATTTATAAGTTACATTAGTATTATCAATAGCTGAACCTCTCCACAAATCGCAATGAGCTTTTAAAGATGCTACATTACCATTTTTAAATACAGTGCCATTAGGTGCATAAGCAATAGCTCTAATTGACTATCCAGTATTAACAACCTTAGTAACAGTATAAACTGCCTTAGCTGTAGTTTCAGCTCCAGTATCGGGGTCTACATAGATTACAGTACACTCTATAGAAAGTGCATTAAGATTACTAAGATTGTTCTTAATTGTAAGATTGTAAGGTGATGTAGTAGCTGCTGTTGCTCCAAAGTTATTAAGAGTAGGAGAGCCGTTTATTTTCCATTCTGGAGTACCTTTTAACCTAGCTACCTAGTTAGTTGCAGTACCAGATACATAAACTTCTGGAGATATTACTAAGTTAGTTGCTGGATAATTAGGTACATAGGAACTATTTTCCTAGTTAAAAATCTGTGTTGCTGGTTGATTAGATGATAAGAAAAGATTAATAGATTTACCATCATTTAAATCAACGATTGTTATTTGTCCTCTTGCAATATTTGCCATAATTATAAATAAGTTTTAATGTTATCAATATCAATTATACAATTAAAAGTACATCTTCTAATTACATCATTATCTGTTAAATGTATGGTTTTTCCTATACCTTCTTTTGTTTTATTCCAAGCTGTATCTGCATCCTTATTTGTGCTAACTCTAATCCAGCTAAATAATGAAGGCGGTATTTTGTCGGTTATATTTTCCGTACCATACCATACTTCCGCATATAAATCTACTTCTCTATCATTTATAAGAGTTAAATTACCGTCTACAGAGTACACTCTTACATCTATATTATTTTCTCCCTAATAAGCGTTATGCTTTACATAGTCCTCTATTCTTTCTCCAGTAGATACTTTAAAATTACCAGTAAATTCATTTAATCCAGAACTAAGTACGGTTAATCTATGTGTATCTAATCTGTAGTCATTAATTCCTTTATATTGTACAATAGAAGGAGCTACTAAAGCAGTATCTAAGAATTTACTATTATAAGCAGAAAGTATAATAGCGTTCTATCTGGTTACATCAGTTCTATTACCAAGCTATACTATCTTATCTCCTTTAGCTGGATTAGCTGTAGAAACTGTATCTTTATCAGTAGCAGAAAGTATAACATAGTTATATAAAACATTCTCTATAGTTTCAGTTCCTACTTCTGTACATAATCTCCAGTAATAGGTATTAGCAACATTATCAGTTGTACCAACATTAAATGTTTGGCACACTACCTAATCATTCTAAGCAAACTGATTATATATCTTTTTATCTCCATCTGTAGCTCTCCAATAACATTTAAAGTTACCATTTACTGTAGTTACTTTATCTATAGTAGCATTAGCTGGAGTAAGAATTATCTAACCGCCTACAGATTTAATTTCATCTATTATAAGACTAAAAAAGTGTGCTGCTTTAGTAACAGTAAGAGTTTCTACTGATATATTACCAGCCAGCAAATCACTTAATGTAGCCTTTGTTCCAGTCAATTCTTTAAACTTACCAGCTAAATAGTTTAATGTATCTCCAGAAACATCATTAATAGTAGCTTCCTTAATAGTTCCAGTATCAGCAGTAATATCATTTCCAGTTAGTTTATTACCGCTAATAGTACCTTCTGCATTAATGTTACCGCCTACTTTGTCTTGTTCGTCTGTAGTAGCTTTTACATTAATATCACCGCCTACAGTGGTAATACTGGTAATATTGCTCATATCACCGCCTACATCCTATGTACCATTATAAGGCTATCCGTATATAGTATGTGTTTCTAATTCAGTATTTACGCTGGTAGTTGTATTAGTTATAACATCTCCTCTTATTGTGCTACTATTCTTAGTTTCTTTTGAGATATTATATTTATTAATTTTCATATTATTTCTTTTCTATAAGATTTATAGTACTTGAGCAACGTCTATAATCTATACTTATACTATCTATGATAAAGTTTTTATTCTTAATAGTAGTATCTTTATATAAGCCATATATTTTAAAGGTGTTCTTTAATCCTAAATTTAAAATTATAGATGGCTCTTTATACTGATTTACTGTTTTATAAATATAGTGTTCTTCTTGCCTTAATGATTGCTTAGTAGCCTTATTATAAGTAGTATCTAAATATTTCATAGTATCACCTTCTTTTATAGCTACAGAACTATAATTAGGTTTTTTCCCATCATAAGTACATATCTTAAAATTGACTTCCTCAAATTCTGTTACATAGGTATCATTAATAACATTAGTGTACACTGTATCAGTATCATTAATATTACTAAATGTAGGGTCGCCAATTATAGCCTTAAACTTAAAATCTTTTAGAAATACACAACTATGTTTATAGTGCTATCCTTTATTCTTTCCAGATTTTGCGCTATGATAATTAGGGTCAAATGGCTTATATACTGTTAAAGTAGGTATTCCTCCAATTACTTTATTTTTAGGTATTGTAATTAAATATCCTTGCTCATTTGTTCCAATACGCCAATTTATATTATTGATAAACTTTAGATTCTTAAACATAGTTGCATCT